AAAACGGACCAAAAACGGACCAAAAACGGACCAAAAACGGACATTCGCACTGAGTCAGTCTCAGGTTTTTAGGGTGTTTTTTGTTATTTTCAAACCATTTTCAGTCTCAAATTTTGAGGACAAAAAACGGACCAAAAACGGACAAAACATAACTCAATCGTTTTCGCGGGGGGGGGAAATAGTTTTTTTGAGAAGTCCCTGAGAAAAGTTTTTCCACATGGCTTTAGTTTATTTCGTTGAAATCACGCTTTTTTGAAAACCCCTGAGACTGAGAATTCATGGTGTTTTTTTAACATTATTTTAAGACTGAAAATGGTAATGTATCTAATATTAATTTTTGAGGTCGCAAACCATAAAAGGTCGAATTTTAGGTCGAATTTCAAATTTGATTTTTGAAAATTTTAAAAAAAAACGACGTATTTTGAAATTCGCACCCGAGAAAATGGAATATTAAATTTAAAAATGACAACACACCATAATATGCTCTAATACTATAATTTAAGATAGAGAAGTTTAACACACATAACAAGACCTCAAACCATAACCTTAAAATAATCAAAATATAGTAGAAATCTATAAATTCAATGGAATTTAAATATTTGTATATATATAAATGTCTAAGAATTCTCAAAAGTATAAATCTAACAATGAACGTAATCAATATTTAAAGTCCAAAAATGTGTTTAAAGTTTCAGAAGGAGATATTGCTGAATTTTATTATGTACCACTTCAAGGTCCTTTAAGATTTTTATCAATGATATCTATTAAACACCTTTTGTTAGTAGTAAAATCAAAAACTGATTCTAATAAAATTATGTCAATGGGGTTTTATCCTGCTGATGGTAATATTTTAGGTTCATTACTAAATCCAAAGGATGGTTATTTATGGTCACCTGATCCTCATTATATTCCTGACATTGCTGGATTTGAACCTGCATATTTTTATGATACTGAAAAACCAATTGTATATAATCTTACAGAAAAACAAGCAGAATTAATACATACGACATTACATGATACTCGTTGTAAACTTAAAAATGGAAAATCATCAAGTGGTATAGTAAAAAGAGATAGATTAGAATGTCCTATTGAGACATACAAATATTGTCCAATGCCAGGAAGAAAAAATGCTCGAAATTGTGTAACATGGTTACATCAAGTATTTCCTGAATTATATAATCATATTAATGGTACATTTTTCCAATTAGCAGAACAAATACCTTGTTAAATACTCATTTGTATATTAAATAAATAACTTTCTATTATGTAATTTTATACTTAAAGTAATTTGATGTTTAGATATATAATGTATGAAAAAGATTATTTATGTAGCAAAGATAATTTTTGTAAAATAGCAACAACTGATATTGATGGAATACTTCGGGGTAAATATATCAATAAATCTAAATTAGAAAAATCTATTGAATCAAATAGTTTAGGTTTTTGTAGTTGTATATATGCGTGGGATAGTAATGATACGACATATAATGTTAAATGCTCAGGAGAACATACAGGACATCATGATTTTAATGGTTCAATTGATGTAAATAGTAAAAGATATATACCATGGGAAAATAATATTGAATTATATCTTTTTGATTTTCCTAAACAAGAACAGTGTCCTCGCAATCTTCTTCGAAATATTGAAAAAAAAGCAAATGAATTAAATTTATATCCTAATTTTGGTTTAGAATATGAATGGTATAATATTAAAAGAAGTACATTTGGTACTACAAATGAACCGATTACTAATGGAATGGCAGGTTATTCAATATTAAGAACGTCTGAAAATCGTTTGTTTTTTAATACTGTGTTGGAAAATATGTCGCTATTTAATATAGATTTAGAAGCTTTTCATACCGAGACAGGTCCTGGATTTTTAGAAGCATCTATTTTTCCTAATACAGCATTAAAATCTGCCGATAATGGTATCCTATTTAAGAATAGTATCAAAGAACTATGTCATAACACTGAGATTTTTCCAACATTTATGGCAAAACCTCGTTCAGATTTACAAGGATGTGGTGGTCATATACATCAAAGTATTGTAAATCTTATGGGGGAAAACATATTCTATAATAAAGATGATACGAATTGTATGTCTGATACAATGAAATCGTTTATTGCTGGTCAATTATATTGTTTTCCATATATAATTCCTATGCTTGCACCAACAATAAATTCATATAAAAGATTTATATCTAATGCTTGGGCTCCTACAATATTAAATTGGGGTATTGATAACAGATGTTCTGCATTTAGAGTAATTAATAGTTCTCCTAGTTCAATGAGAGTTGAATGTAGAATTTCGGGAGCTGATACTAATCCTTATCTAGCAATATCTGCTTGTTTAGCAAGTGGATTATATGGAATTTTAAATAAAATGGAATTAAAAATACCACCAATAAGTGGTAGTGGTAATGATGGTGGTTGTAATAATCAATTTAAATTACCTACATCATTATTTGAAGCTACACAAATTATGGAAAAATCACAAATATCCCATGAATTATTTGGTTCTGAATTTGTATCACATTTTGTAAAAACTAGATATCATGAATGTAAGTTATATCAGAATGCAGTAACAGATTGGGAAATAAACAGATATAGTGAATATGTATAAATATGAATGAATGTGAATATGTATAAATATGAATGAATATGAATATGTATAAATATGAATGAATATGAATATTTTGTAAAATTATATAAATAATAAAATTTATTATTTGTATAATGGTTAATAGTTTACGTATTTTTAGTCCAATAGATTCAAAAGAAAGTTATGTAAAAGACTATATAGATTATTCATCAGTAGACGAAAAACTATATAAATCAGTTAGTGTTCAACACGATTGGAGAAAAACACCATTAATTGATAGAATTAATATAATTCGAAGATTTTTAGATATACTAGATTCTATGAATGATTATATATCTGAATTGATTACATTTGAAATGGGAAGACCTATTTCACAATCAAGATATGAATTAAAAGGTTTTCGTGAAAGAGCAGAATATATGATTAAAATAGCCGAAAGTAATCTATCTGATATGTATGTTAATGATGGTTTTATACGTAGAGTTCCTCTTGGAACAATATGTATAATTTCGACGTGGAATTATCCTTTATTAACTTCTGTAAATACCCTTATTCCTGCACTTTTAGCAGGAAATACAGTAATATTTAAATCATCTCCTATTATACCAACAATTGGTATATTATTTGAGAAACAATTAAAAAATGCTGGATTACCAGATAATGTATTTTCTGAAGTATTTATCGATAAAATGAATACAAGAAGATTAGTTAATGATAATAGAATATCATATGTTTCATTTACTGGTTCTATCGAAGGAGGAAGAGCAATACAACTGGCATCAATTCAATCAGATAATGAAACAAATGAAACAAATGAAACAAATGAAACAAATGAAACAAATGAAACAAATGAAACAAATGAAACAAATGAAACAAATGAAACAAATGAAGCAAATAGAGAAAATAAACATAAATATTTTAAAAATGTCTGTTTAGAATTGGGTGGTAAAGATGCTGCATATGTTCGTGAGGATGCTAATATAGAATTAGCAGCCAAAGAAATAGCATCAGGATGTTTTTATAATTCCGGACAATGTTGTTGTGCAATAGAAAGAGTATATGTTCATTATAGTATTTACGATAAGTTTATTATTTTAGTTAAAAACGAAGCAGAAAATATTATATTGGGTAATCCAATGTTAGAGAATACAACAATGGGTCCACTTGCAATTATAGATTCTTTTAATAGTGTTTATGATAAAATCGATGATGCTATATCAAAAGGAGCATCACAGATTGTAGACCATACTAAATTTAAAGAAGATTTACCCAAAAATTATATAAAACCACATATATTAATTAACGTTGACCATTCTATGAATATTATGAAAGATGAAACATTTGCTCCTATCCTTCCAATTATGAAAGTATATAATGATTCTGAAGCAATATGTTTAATGAATGATTCAAGATATGGTTTAACTTCTAGTGTATGGACGAAGAATACTTCAATTGCAATAGATATTGGAAATCATCTTGATGTTGGAACATTTTATATTAATCGTTGTGATTATCTTGCTCCATCACTTCCATGGGCAGGTATGAAAGAATCTGGAATTGGTTGTTCATTAAGTCATTTGGTTTTTAATCAAGTTACTAAAACAAAATCATATAATATCAAGAATGCAGTTATATCATAAAATTTATATAATATTATTATAAATTTTGATACAAATCATGATGTTGTTCTATTTCTAACTGTTCAATTATACCTTGTGACAGTTTTTTTGATGGATATAAATATACATTTAATGCCATATCACGTATAGTATTCTCGGATGTTTTTATATTACTATTTTGTGATCTTTGGTTTAGTGCATTACATAAAATATCACGACGTTCTTGTCTGTCGTCATTACGGTGAAAGTTCTTTGTGTGTGATCTTGTAATAATTTGAAGTAAAGTGTTGGATTTAGAATAAAATCCATATATTTTTCTTTGCTCTTCTGATATATATTTTTTTACGTATTTTGAAAAATGTGTATTGTAAATATCAATATTATGTTTTTCGTATACAATGTATTTAAATATATCAGACCCATTCGCAACAAAATAAGCACCTGCATTCATACAATCTGATGAATTCCAACATTCAGTATATTGTAAAAGTCTACAATCAATATAATGTGATTTTATATTATAATTATTATGATTACTTGTTAAAAATAATGTACATAATTCTTCTTTTGATAAGCACCAATTTTCCTCACGTAATCTTGGGATATTGAATATATAATTGGCTGTATGATTGGATGTATAATTGGATTTATAATTGAAATCATCAGGAATTTTTACAAATAAACAATTATGTAATTTTGTATCTCTACTGCAAACAGGTGGTCCACATTTTCTAATATATTTTTTATCTGTTATATCTGAAACAACCCATTGTAAAAAATTACCAACAATATTAATTTCAAATAATATATAAGTTGCTAATATAGGTCCTACTAATGTTAATAATTCACGAACAGTTATAACGGGTTTGTTATCTTTAAGATATTGCTCAATATATTTATGGTCTTGAAATATCCAATATATATGACTATCAAAAAAATTATTTTCCCTATCTAATTTATTAATATTAATTGATTTATTTAATATTATATTTTCTGTTATTAATTGATCATTAAGTACTTCATATAATATCCACGCAAGAAACTCTCTATATTCTCTAATATTCTTATTATATCCAGTACCTAGTGGACATTTTTGTAAAGTTGGAATAACGCGTTTTCCGGTTAATATTGCTGTTATTTGATTTTTAAATGCCCAAATCATACAAGAACCAACATATTCTTGACAAGGTGGTATATCATCTTTTGAGTTATCTATTATATAATCAAAATGTAATAACATATTTTTAAATATTTCAAGTGCTTTTTTTGATTTATCAGACATATTATAACCGTGACTATCTATCCACTCAATTTCATAATAATTTAACGCAGCGTTTTTTTTCCATAAAACGACTGTAATTCGATGTATATCAAAACCTACACTAAAAGTGATAAATTTTTTATGTAAATTTCTTTTTAGATAAGAAATTAAATATTCAGATTCCATAGTAAGTGTGTTAGTTACTAGTGGGAATCTCTTTGTGTTATTCCAATCTAAATCGATCCGTATATAAAATAGTGATGGATTTTTAATAATACTGGTTTTTTTAAATATTTTATCGAATATTTCTTGGTTTGTATATTTTCTTAGTTCCTGTGTTAAAAGTGACATACGTTCTAAATTTTTCCATGCCTCATCAGTTCTTTCATATCCTTTCCAAGGTACAATGTCCAAAAATTTTTCTTGTTCTGGTAATTGTGATAAATCAACAACTTGTAATCCTCTTAAATCTCGTCTACTACTACGTTCTGTATCGTTTACTAAATTTAATAATTTTAATTGAAA